TATTGATAGAATGTAGTAGTTGAGACTGGATCTCATTGTTTCAATCGTTTCAATTTAAAATGAAAAAAGAACCAAGAAAGCGAAAAACACATAAAGGACTAAATACATATTTAAACTAACAACGAAACAACTAACAAGCCATTCATACTTACACTAAATAAACTAAGTACATAGATATTAGACGGCTTGCTATACACTTGTATATCAGTATTTGATCGTCAATTCTGGAGTCTAATAACACTAAGTTGCTGACTATCAAGTACTTAGTATTAGACATAATGACTATAGTGCGAAGTAATACCCCCTCCCCTATAAGAATCTTGCGGGTACGCATGGGGGATTTAAACGCCCGCGTATATAGCGTAAGCCCCTCAGATTTTTTCGATCAAACCTTTCGACAGGTGTGTGTCGTTTGTGCTACGTTATACGTATATGTTAATGGCAACCTTTACTGAATGTGATCCTATACCTATAGCGAAGCCTCCTCCGTCCTTCCCGATGTACGCCTGGGAGTCAGTCTTCTTTATCTAAAAATCGCTTGTTATATAATGCTTTAATCCGTTCGTAATGGCTATATTTACGTAGTCCTCATCGGATGCTACCTCTTTACCCCACTTAACAAGTATATCGTGTGTTTCGTCTTCCATCTCTAGATTAAGCTTAACGTGTATCTCTTCTTCTTCGGAAACGATACGAATGATCGGTAGAGCTTTGTTATCAGAAATATGTTTCGTTGGTGTCTTCTTCTTCATAATCGGTGTCTTCTACTATATCGTCCCCTGTAAAGATAACATCATCTGTCTCAGTCAGTACAGACAACTTAGCGAAGTCCAGGCTACCCGCTATCGTATAGTCGTTAAGATCGTATTCACTTTTGAACCTATGTATAAGTTTGAATAGCTCGTATTGAAAAGTGTCTGTCTGTTCGTTTATATCCATAACGACTGTACTATAACAAAAGTTGAGAAGATGTACTAGGTTATAAGTATTATACTTTTTTTACTTAGTGATTTAACTTTAAGGGTTGACAATTTTCCTTCGGCTTGAGATCGTTATAATTAGTCCTACGTAAGTAAAGGAGTAAGTACAACGTAAGTACATCGTTTCGTTAGATGTTTCATAAGCTATAGCTATATCTATAAGGTACATTAGCTCGTCCTCTTTAAACGTAAGCAAAGCGTAAGTACAGTGTTAACGGTAAAGCTACTATAGCTACTTGGTTCATTCAATCGTTACCTCTAACAGCTTTATACGTTTTAAGTATTGAAGGTTTCGTTATAACGCACGTTTTTAAGGATAGGTGTGTCTACAACAGTAGAACGACTTACATCCAAAGGTTAGCTACAGCTTTGTTATTGTTCGTCTTATGGAAGCTATCAGTAAACGTTTGAAGTTCTTTATGTAGTAGTTCTTGTTTACGATCTAACATACTTTGATCTACATCATTAGCCATTTGTTCTACCCAATAAGCTATAGCTATAGATAGAGCATCTAGACGGTCGTCATGAACTAAGCTACCTCTATCTCTTGTTATTCTAGATAGTTGATACATAAGCATATACCTAGTTTGTTGTTCTATAGGATAGGTAAGAGCTGATTTGTAATCATAAGTTATAACAGAAGGGTCGATGATTAAGCGATGGCTATTAAGAACTGGTTCTAAAGTATCTACTATACGAAGTTCCTTTTGTTTGTTATGACGTACCTCTTCTATAGTTACAGGATAGCTTGTTCTAAATAGCGGCTTTATAAGCTCCATAAACATACCGTCACCAAAGTTAGACTCTATAACTACTTTATTAACTTTGTTATCCTTAGCTATAGCGACCAGATGCTTTAACGTCTTTTCGTCGTATCCACCTTTTATACCTCCGGCATCGGGAACGTATAGTTGACCGTTAAGCATCTTAACTACTGCATAACCTGTTTCATCCTTACCACGTCCAGAGGGATCGATAGAGAGTACAGAACCGGTATAAGGTATCATATCACCTACAGTATTAGAAGGTCGTCTATAGCGGTCTCCACTGAGTCCTACATTAGGTAGTTCTCTATCTGTGTTATCGTCGTCACTAGACCACACTACTTTTTCAGGAGCTAAGTCAACATCTACATCCATTATAATAAGATCGTTAATCTTTAATGGGTATCGATCAGCATCTGATAGCTTAGGATTAAGCATGAACTGTAGAGCGTATCCTGTACGTCCGTAGGACATCTTACGTTCTTCTAAGTCTAAGTCAGAGAATCTAAGAGGTTCTGTTGTAGTACCTATAGTGTCTTCGTCTATAGCGTCCGCTAGAAGGGGTGCTAGATCGCCAGCATAGTTGTAAGCAGCTTCTTTAGCGTTAGGATACTCAGAAGGCCATATACGAGCGTTGTAGCCTCTTTCTCGTAGTTTGTTATAGATAGAGTCTTCACACTGTGGAGTACCTAAGAAGAGGATACGAGAGGTGTCTAAGGGTTTAAGGATAGCTTCAAACTCTTTTACTTGTTCGTCTAGCTTGTCACGCATACCTTGTGTAGCTGAGTTGTTAGGAACTTCTACGTCATCTGCTACGATTATATCAGCACGAGAACCTGTAAGCTGTGATGTTATACCTAATGACTTAACGGAGGGAGCGTGAGCTGCCGGAGCAGGGCCTACATCAAAAGCTATCTTACTGAAGCGTTGGTTCTCTGATGGCTTTAATCCTTGAAGAATAGGAATCTCTTGGATGATCCGCAAGGTAAATGTAGAGAAGTCATCTGATCTATTCTTACTGGCTGATACAACAAGTATGTTCTTAGACGGGTCTAGCAGTAGCTGGTGTACTACATACGCACTACATACCCAGGACTTACCCACACCACGGAACGCCATGATTAACGATCTCTTAGGACCGTGTTGCATGTACTCCGCTATATCGTATTGAAGCGGTGTAGGGTCTGGCAGATTAAGGTGTTTCCAAACTAGGTATAGAAAGTTTCTAAAGTCCTTGAGCTTGGGTGGTATCTCGATGTTGTTGTTCTTCTTCAAATGGTAACGCTTCTATCTGACTGTTTAACGCTTGTAAGGGTGTACCTAAGCCACTGTCCATAGTAACATTGTTATCCTTCAGGAACTGACGAGCACCGTTAAGTAGAGCAGCGTTGTACTCTCCGTGTTCGTCCATCATATCTATACTGTTCCTATATGCGTCTGCAATCTTGTCGTGCAGTTTACTTCCCTCTTTATGACTGAGCATAGTGTTATAGTAATAAAGCTTGTTATCTTTGTAAACAAAAAGAGGCGGCTCCTAAGAACCGCCCCTTTAATGGATGATGAGCTAAAATTTAGCTTAAAGCAGATTCAAACTCAGCGACTGTTCCTAACTCTGTACCGTTGTGGTAGAGGTTAGCGTCAAGATCAGCAAGAGCAGCCGAACCGTCAGTTCCGGAGATGTCGGAAGAAGCAGCAGTTGCGGAGGTTGAAAGAACCTTGAACTTGTCGTCTCCTTCGTCCCAGATGAATGCAACATTGCTTTCGGAAGAACCACGCTCAACGATGAAACCACCGTCATTAGAAGCGTTAGCACCAGAAGCAGCACCTTTAGACAGATTCATCAACGAGTCAGAAACATCGATGTTGGTGGTCTGTACTGAAGTAGTTGTTCCTTGTACTGTTAAGTTGCCGGAGAATACAGCGTTAGCAGCTGAGATGTCACCGGAGAAGGAAGCGGAGTTACCGTCAGAAGCGAGGGAACCAGCTTGAGTTTGCAGAGCAGAGATGTCGCTGTCGTTGCTGCTGATAGCAGAAGTGTTAGCGGATACATCGGACTGTAAGGAAGCGATGTCACTATCATTCGAAGAAACGTTGGACTGAAGAGTAGCGATGTCGCTGTCGTTCGAGCTAACGTTCGATTGAAGGGTGGCGATGTCCGAGTCATTGCTGCTTACGTTAGATTGTAAGGTGGAGATGTCAGTATCGTTAGAAGCAATTGCATCAGCATTGGCTTTAATCTGAGTATCAAGGGCGTTATCAGCAGCTTGAAGAGTTGTTACCGAACTGATGTAGTTGGCAGAACCATTAGCTGTGTAAGCACCGTTAGCACCAAGACCAGCACCAGCTTGAGTAGCGTCAAGTTCTGTTTGCAGACCGGAAGCAGTTGAAGATACTGAATCAACGTATGCTTTGGTAGCGGCGTGAAGGGAAGCAGTTGGAGCACCGCTGAGGGTCAAAGCCCCAGTCATTGTTCCACCTGCGAGGGCGAGCTTCTTATCAAGCTCTACTTTTGTTTTTTGACCCAACTGGGTAAGCAAACTAGACATAATATATATACTTTCTTTTTGAGGTTAATGAATGTGAATAAAGAGTATAAGCTCAGGTTATAACTGTCAAGTAGCCTCGGTTATTAAAATAGCTCCAGCCTCAGTAGTTAAACTGTCTCCGTCTTCCGCAAGTATATGAGTAGCAGTAGGAACCGCACCACCTAGCTCTACTATTTTCCACTCATCCCCATCGTCAACGGCTATACAAGGACCACCACTGCCGTCACCATCAGTAACGTATATTAAACGTCCTGACGTTCCTGGTTCCGGTAAACTAGATGTTAGGTATGATCCAATTTGCAGGGATTGTGATATATTTACCGCACCACTAATCAAGCCTCCAGACTTATCAAACTTGTTATCAAGCTTGGCTTTAACCTTCTGACCTAACTGTGTTAATAAACTACTCATCTCTCTCTCTCTTGTTACGGTGTGCTTAATCCATCTAAGAAGTCGTCGTAATCTCCGACTTCCTCTTCACGTGCATCTAAGAAGTAAGGTAAGTCGTTCCAAGCATCCGTCCCGTTTCCGATCTTCATCCTGTTACGACTGTCATCCAATTCAAGACCCAGTTCACCTTCTAAAAGTACAGGGTTCTCGGATGCCCAGTTAGCTGCGGTGTCTCGTCTAAGTTGTATTCTTTTGCTAAAAGTTGCCATTTGTTATGCTCCTCCTCCATTGTAAACATCTAAGTTATCACTAGCAGTTGCTCCTAAAGAATCAATCTGTGGGTCACTCAACGGTGCATTACCACCACTTAACCCGATGATGTCAGTGTCAGCTGTAATGGAATCTGTCACTGCTTTAGCAGCTGTTGCTGTAGTTACCGCTTCCGTTACACCACCAGCAGCAACCGCACCTAGTGTATTGTATTGAGCGATTAATGGACTCGGTCTAACAACACGAGGTCTTCTGTACGGTCTAGCCACTAATTGTTAGGGCTTCTTAAACCCACGCTTCATATTAGCGTAAGCCTTTGGTGTGATCGTTGACTTCTTCTTGCTACGGCTAATGCCTAAGCTCTTACGTTTATTAATGTTTTTATATAGACTCATTTCCTCATTAGCATTTCCATCATGCGGTCAATCTTATGATTAATTTCTTTGATCGTCGATTCCAACCCGCTCATACGGTTTTCAACGGCGTTATCCCTTTCGCGTTGAGCGGCAAGTTCAACCTCGATCTTTGTCAGGCGTTTCTCGTCGGTATCAAGCCGGTCAGAGAACTTTTTAATCGCCCACCCAATGACGGCTATAACGACGGCAAGGGCGGTGTCGAGGAAGTGTGAGAGGGTTTCGGTCATTAGCAGTCCGTAGCTCCGCTAAATTCAGGTAGAGTTTTTAAATACTCGTATGCTTGCTTGAAAGGATTGCCACCTTCTAAATCAAAAGGGCATCCTAAAGTATTTTCATAGAAACTTACTTGCTCCTCCACGCTTTTGTAAGCCTTCAATTTGAAGCATATAGATTGTTTGTTTTGTACTTTTATATCTTCAACTCGAATGTAAGCATCGTTTATTTCTAAATTTGAATCTGTAATGATATTATTTTGTAGTGCCATATTATTAAGCGTTTGCGGTTTTAACCATTGTGAATCTTAAAGTGCGAGGAACTGACCCGCTTGTTAATCGAGCAGAAAGTTGCCCTGCTTGATACGAAATATTCAAACCTGTTATATTATTATATAATGCTGATTGCCCTGATGTATCTAATGCGAATGCAGCAATTCCACCTAAAGAGGAGTCCCTAAACATTACTAGCCCCGAAGCAGTTCCAACACCTAAACTAAAATATGTATTTAAGGTTGTTATAGAAATGCTATTATTGTCATTACCGTATATACCATTGCCAGCTATAACTTCATTAGCAGATTCCACACTTTCAAAAGAAGCCTCTGTACTCGAAGCACTTATTCTGTTAGTAAATGATTGATGTATATATGTTTGTATCCCATTGCCACCCCCCGCATAAGAACCTAACCATGCAGTTAAAGGATTAGAACCTTTATCAAAAGCCCATCCGAAAGCCGCTATATTACCCCCATAAGTTTGTCCTATAGGTGCTGAAGGATTACTACCAAAAATTCCGCCTGTACTTGAAGGATTACAATAAAGATAACCACCAAAAATATTTAAAATACAAGCACCATCAATACCAAATACAGGAACACTTGTGGCGTTTTTAACATCTATTTTATTTCCTGTTAATGTTATATAAGAATAGGAGTTTGATCCAGCAGGAGCGTGTACCCATAACGGACGATAATTAGCACCGTGAGAACCTCCAGGTTCAATATCGCTATTGGAAACACAAAGAT